CCCTTATGGACGCCCGCCGGTGCTTAAACGCGCCACCGACCGGATCCCGCACGCGGAGCGGTTTCTCCAGTGATCCATGTGCCTGGATCTACCCTTCGGGGTAGTATACCTGGCTTTGGCTCTCCTGAAGACCTGTCTCTTCGTACGGTATCCGGCGGTCTCTGCTGGCCCTCTGCTATAGGGGGTTACTTCCCTCCCCTATAGAAACGGCCAGCTTCAACATCCCGCAAGGAGCTCCCTCATGTCGTGGCCCAACTACGAAACGAAGCAACGCGACTTGGAATTTATTCCAAGTCGTACGGTTCGTGACGAGTTGTATTTCAATGGTAGTCGTGTCGGAAACGGCACGGCGTATACCACTGGAATTAAGGGCCACCAATCGACATGGTCGAGGGGAAATCCGAGACATCACGTAAATCAAGAGCTGGATAGGCGTGCCAAAGCTGGTCGCTTGACCGCCTGGCAGCTCTCGTCTTACGATGGTGTTCGGACGATGGACGTTGGCGCTAATTTTGAGACCACACGTCACGAGTATACTGACTCCCATCTGGAAGCAGCTATTCGTGGCGTTAATGGGTCTTACGATTACCGCTACAACGGCCCGATATTTGCATATACGGGCAATGTGGGACCTAGCTCGTCCGCGTGGCCGACGCCGCCATCTGACTTAACTCAGCAGATGATTGCGAAGGGCACAACGGCTATTGCTAGGACTATTCCCACAAATCCATCGGCGAGTACAGCGCAGTTCCTTGGTGAGTTACGGGAGGGGCTTCCGCGCCTCCCTGGCTCTTCCGTAGTCAAACGTGGCGGACCCGGCGGCGTAGCCGACGAGTACGTTAACGTTGAGTTCGGAATAAAGCCACTCATCTCGGATCTCCAGAATATCTGGCAAGCTACGAAAATCGCTGAGAAGCGTATTTCACAGCTTGAGCGCGACTCTGGTCGCCTCGTGCGTCGGAGGTACTCTTTCCCTGTGGAGAGGACCGTTGAAGGGCCGACTGTAAAGTCGGATCCGTGGCTCGGATATCCTGGCCTTCGAACTGGAGGTGCAGGATCCGCGTACAATGGTCCTACGGGTAAGCTCTACCTTGAACGGACTACTGAAGTCCGTACTTGGTTTTCAGGAGCCTACACGTATCTTTACCCCAAGGGTGACTCATCCCTGGATAAGATGCGTCGTAGTGCATCGCGCCTCCGCGCGGTGTATGGTCTGGACGTAAGTCCAGAACTCTTCTGGGAGCTCACTCCGTGGAGCTGGGCTGTCGACTGGGTTTCGAACCTTGGAGATGTAATGACCAACATCTCCAGATTCTCACGAGACGGCCTTGTGATGCGGTGGGGGTATGTCATGTGCACTTGGAAGTGCACTGACACCTACACCTTGGTGGGCCAAACCTTTCGAGGTATTGGTTCACCAACTTTGACACAGAGCTTCACGACTACGGTCAAGAAGCGTGTCAAGGCAACCCCTTACGGGTTTGGCCTGGACCTTGGCGGATTGAGTCCCCGCCAATGGGCCATCCTTGGAGCACTCGGGATCTCTCGAGCCCAAGGCCAGCTGGAGTGATTTGGAGAACCATGTTCCCGTTCCCCAAACCGATTCGTTCTCAGGCTGAGCCTGAGGACGTTTCTGTCGCATTCATCGTTGAGTCTGACGCCGAAAGGCGTTGGGCTCTTGGATGTCTGTGGCAGCTCTCAGCTGCAGGAGTTGCAGGGCTCTGCGGATTAATACTCGCAGTTGCTGGCAACTCCGGTCCGAGCAAGACGGAACCGGCACATCCAGTGCCTGTTTCGGTTCCTTCACCTGCTGGAGTCATCTCGTGGCGTTTGCCGACCCTCAGTCCGTGACCATCAATGCGGTTGCGCAGTCCCTTCCTCGCACTAGTGTGAAGGATGGGGCTAGCGTTTACACCAAGGATGATGGAAACACCACCCTTACGATTTCGCATGCCTATGGCAAGCGGAACCGTCGTGTGGCCCGCATTGATGTCCGGAAGACTGCTCCCGATCCGCTGTTCCCGGCCCAGAACACCCCCTACAACATGGCTTGCTATGTTGT